TACGGAAATATCTGCATCGGCGGTGGTTACTACCGTACCTAGTTCGGCTTCTGCCTTTAACCCAGTAACAGGTATGGTTACACCTACCCCAATGGCAACGGTACCTAACACTGCTTCTGCGGCTACGCCTGTTACAGATACATCTGCTTCAGCGTCTGTGGTAACTGTACCAACTGAACCTACGGCTGATAGCCCTGTTACGGTAGCGTTTGCTTCAGCGTCTACTGTAGCTGTCCCTACAACTCCATCAGCTTCTACACCCGTTACTGTTAGGTTTGCTATGCCTGTTGCAGTTAGTGTACCTACAGCTCCTTCAGCTACTACGCCAGTTACTGCTACATCGGCTTCTGCATCTACTGTAACGGTACCTAAAGCAACAGCTCCGGCAACGCTGGTAACCATAACATCTGATTCAGCGTCAATCGTAGCTGTACCAATACCTCCAGCCGCTTCTACGCCCGTTACTGTTAGGTTTGCTTCCGCATCTACCGTTACAGAGCCTATCGCCCCTTCTGAGGCAATACCGTCAACCGATACTATAGTTAGGTCGGTACCCCAAGCCGTTTGGCCCCAAGCACCGTTACCCCAACCTACATACTCAACAGAAGACGGCATATAACTACCTTATGGAGTAGCAATACGTATGATAGCGTTTGTAGCGTCTGCTGCGGGAAATTGCACAGTAAAGTCACCGGCTGTAGAGGTTTTATCCCCGCCGAAATCTAATACTGCGACCGCAGGGTTTGTACCCCCTGCTTTATAAATAAGAGCACCGCGAGCAGTAATAGTAGCGTCAACCCACGTAGTATCTGCAAAGTCTAAGAATGCCGTGGTACCCGACGAGGCAGGGTTAGCGGAAATAGTAAGTGTATTTCCCCCCGCAGTATAGTTTGTACCTGACACTTCGTTAGTAGTAGCGTAAGCAGTAGTAGCGGCACTTAGAGTTACGCTAGACGTGTACAACGCGATTTTAAAAGCCTGTGATGTGTCACTACTAAAATCCATCTCTCCGTCTAACAGAGCGATTTTAAAAGAAGTACACATTGCTTGTGTTATTGCCATTTTTTAGTTCCTCAACTAACTGGTGTTCTGAATTGTCCAGAACGATATGTATCTTCACGTAACTTACCGTCACCAAGATTCTTTAGTAACCCTATAGACAACCCAAACATTTTCTCGTAATTAGATACAATATCTGGTTCGCCTTTCATAAATCGTATTGCTTCTACTAACGCACCGTTTAACAGTGCGGAGTCAAATTCATCTCCCAGCCACGTAGTACCTGCGGTAACTATAGTCTGAGGGTAATACCCGTAGTGAAGCTCCATACTATACGCCGCATCGGGAGTAGGCCCAAGCATGAACGAGTCGTCATCAAAGTACGCGTAGTGTTTTGGTAACCCAGTGCTTGTGTTATTAGGGTAGGCTTCGCGTAGGAAATTAACGTCTTTGTTCAGAAGGAACGTATAGTTACCGCTACCGTCTATAACCGCCAAAGAATACGACCATAAAAAGTCGGAGGGCATACCTAAATATTGATTACCGTTAGATAGCGTACCTGTAACATTCTTACGTAGCGCGGGTATCTGAACTGAGTTATATATCTTTTGCTCTGCCTGTTGCGTAAACATAGCAAGCTGGTCATCTGTGAATGTGTTCTCACAAATGTCTTGGATATTAGCTTTCAGTTCTGTGTAATTCATAGTTTACGCCATTGGGCCGCGAGCCATAGTACCTTTAATCGCCGCGCCAGTGCCGCGCACTTTGATGCCGGAAGTCTTAACGCCTTTCATATCTGTCTTGGGCGCACCGGGGCATGGCTGTACGCCTCTGGCTTTAATTACTTTTATCTCTTTCATTATCTCGTTCCTATTAAGTTATTACTGTAACTTGCCCTATATTACCAGCTATTGTTAGCGCGTTGGGAGTTAAATTATAGGGATCAAATCCTCCGCCTACTGGGTTCCAACCCCACTGGGTATCTCTACTGCTGTGATCTCCTGACTCACCTAAACTAGTATCAGGGCGTGGATCACGTAATGCTTGGGGATCGTGTACTGGAAATTCCCCTAATCTGTTCTGTGGCTGATCTTCGTTCCAACACTCAGGACACGCTTTTATGTTAGTGTCTCTATTCTTAACTACGAGGTTCTTCAACTCTCTTAGTTTGTACTGAAATCCACATACATCGCAATAAGCAATGGCTTTTTTACTAGAAGCAAATTGAGCGCCCATAGTTATACGTACCCTATGCGGGGTACAAACCTAGCCGAGGTCTTCTCCCTATCTTCTCCTGCGGCCATTTCAAACTGCTCGTCATACACAGCTTTTAATAAAGGCACTCGGTCAACCATCTCAGGCAGTTTCATAGCTATATAATAAGCTAATCCCGCTACCAGACAAGGAAAAAATCTAAAATTCATGTCCGAAGTCTGTATACCACTACCCGCGTCTTGTATACGGCGCATACGCCAGTAGTACAAAACATAATCGTCGTTGTCAGGTATAGGCCATAAATTAACTTTAGGAGCGTCGCGTAAACGCTCAATATACATCTGTATAGGTCTACTTTGTGTTAACTTGTTAGGGATAGACGCGTAAGTACTCACACTAATACGACTTAGGGTGAGATCAGACTGTGTTGCTGCGTTACCGCTGCCCGTGCGTATCTGTTGTTCTAGCAAGTCTATAGTGTCTGCGGGCAAGTCATACTGGGTCTGCCCTTTGACTAGATTTATAGTGCCGCTATCTATAGTCCACATGTTAATGCCACGGTTCTGCCACTCAATAGTAAGCAGGTTCATGGAGCGTCTCGCAGTGCGAAGATCATAACCAGAACGCATTTCACGACCAGCACGTTCAAACGCTTCTTCAGCGATCTCCGTGAAGTCCATGTCGAATGCGGTAGTTCCTGATGTAGCCATTATTTACCCCATCCTGATTTAGCTTTGACTTTGGCTTTGCTAGAGAGCTTGCCGTAGTGGAACAATTTTTTAGAGGTTTTAGACATACTTTTTCCAGTCATAAGAGTCCCATCGGGGTGTTTGTGTAGCCCACCCTTATGCTCTTTACCGTCTTTTAAGTAGTGCTTAACGCCCATACCCATTATTTTTTACTCCGCTTAGTAGCTGATACTCGTTTAGGCTTTCCTGCTGGTTGTCCTAACCTTTTCTTTTCAGCTACCTTCTTTTTCTTCTCGGCGCTAGACATCTCGCCAGAGGTCTTAGGAGTCTTCTCAGATACCCGTTTGCTGGGACGGCAATATGGAGTGCCCCGCCCGTCTCCCTTCTTTCGACCACAAGCCTTACCAGTGCTAACGTCTTTCCAGTCCTCTTTGAACCAACGCTTTAACGAAGCACCTTTCTCTGTCTTGCGTATCTTCTTACGCATTACTTACCAGCCTTTTTCTTCCGGCATTTAGCAATGGCTCCCGAGGCGTATGCGGACGGGAACACTTTATATTGCTTCTTTACCTTCTTATAGCACGCGTCTTTTACAGTACCGCCTTCCTTGTACCCACACGCGCTAGTCTCTTTGCGGTAATAATTACGCATTAGCGCATCTTACAAACTTTGCCGCCACGAGCCATACCGTAGCCACGAACCTTACCGCCTTTATTATACCCTTTAACTTCTTTACGGGCTTTCATCTGGGCTTCATCATCCCTAGAAAATGTCCCTGTTCCCATCTTCTTTGCAAGTTTTCCTACCGATGAACCGCGAATTTTATCTCCGATCTTGTCGGTAGCCCCAACAATTTTTTTCCTAATGCTACCTTCGGGAAGGGATTCTTCCGCTTCGTATATTTTTTTAGACTGCTTATACGCCTGCGCTTTATTTTTCTTTAGCTTTTCTGCTTTTTTATCCTTCTTTTCAACTTCTCCGCCGTCCTTGTACGCCTTGGCCATTCCACCAGCTTTCATCTTGCCCTTGCCGTCAGCCGCATAGTCGGGAACCATCTTACCGTCTTTTCCCTTGACCATGTTTAGCTTTCCGCCTGCACTCATCATTTGTTTTGACATAGAACTTCTATCCATTTTATCTTCCTTATTTTTAGGCTTCTTAGGGGTACGTCCATCATCTTCGTACATCTCAAAAAATTTCTTTTTCCCTGCTTTTCGTGCTCCTTCAGGAGAAGAGGCTTCGTCTAACTTGGCCTGACGTGCCTTATCTTTCGCAGTGGGCAGGTTACCCATTTGCTTTGACTTAGAACTTTTATTCACGCTATTCTCCTAGCACTTCCATCGTTTCCTAGCTTGCCGCAACCTTGAATTAGGGT